GTAAAAAGAACAGTTAAGAAAATTGGAGCAAAGATTGAAGACAAAGTGGATGCATTAAAAGCAGGCTCTATGCAAAGAAAAGCTATGCGTCAGGCAAAACGCACCGGTGCTTCTGATACTTGTGACCCAACAAAACCAAAAAGCTGTAAAACGTACTCACCAACAGGTACTTTTAAAAATTAAAACAACAGTCCCTTTACTCGCTTGACGGGTAGGTGGACTTTAAAAAACAACAGTGCATAACTACTCAGTTTACTGCTGTAGCACCTGCACTCTAAAATAAATCAGACTAATGAGTTTTGATGTTTTTCAAGACAGTATTAGTTCAAAGGGCATACTGACAAGTCAGTGGAAACCTAACCATGAAGAGTTTGAATATCCGAAAGAGTTTGTTGATTGGATAGACAGTATAAATTCAGGTTGGCAAAACAAAAAGAAGTATAAGCCCTTTGACCTATATTGCGAACAAGCCAAAATTTGGCTAGAAGATAAGTCTGAAATAACTGACTTTGATAACGAAGAAGACCAATGGGATTGGTTAGATTCTGAGATACAACGCTGTAAGGATAACACTCTTTACTTTTGTAACAAGTACGGATTTATCAAAGAAGATAAGTCTGACAACGGCATGCTTAAGTACCGAGCTTGGGACGCTCAGATGGTTCTTCTGTTCCTATACGATTGCGGTTACTCGTTAATGATTGGTAAGGCCCGGCAAATTGGTTTTACCACAACGATGTGTTTAGCCGGAATGAAGCGTGTGAACTTAAACAAGTCATACTTCATCAAATTTGTTACCCACTCAAAAGAGAAGGGTATTGAGATTTTCCGAGATAAAGTTAAATGGACATACACTAAGATTCCTGACTTTATCGCTATGGAGGTAAAGAATTGGACTGACCAAGTAATGTCCTTTGATAAAAAAGGAGATAAAAAAGGTCGTGACGATGGGGGTGCATCGCGATTCCAAATTGACAGCCCTGCTGTAGATTCAATCAATGGGGGTTCTCCTTCTGCTGTATTTGTCGATGAGATTGGTTTATTTGAAATCTTCGGTGAGATGATGCGCGAGGGTCGCCCTGCTTTGTTTAAATACAATCCTGAGACAGGGAAAATGACTATGCAACAACAGTTTATTGCATGGGGTACAGGTGGAGAAATGGATAAAGGAGGCTCTGTATTTGAGGCTGAATTTAAAATGTGTCTACAACAATGGAGAGAAGGAAATTATGGATACGGAATCATACCACTATTCTTTAACGCTTACGCTAGGCGCGGGGTTACGGATGAGCATATCCGCAGAGAGAAGAAAGCATATATGGCTCTTGAGGGAACGGCAAAAGGGGAGGCTGCAAAAGTACAATTCCACCAACACTACCCAATTACGATTGACGACATGTTTATCAGGAAAGCGAGAACGCTCGTTCCAATACACATGTGTAATCAACGCTTAAATGAGATTTACGGGAAAGATGTTCCAATTGAATATGGATACTTTGAACCTGTAATGGATATGTCTCACCCAACACCTGATTTACTTACTGATTTTAAAATAATTGGAGCTAAATGGGTGGAAACCGGTGAGCGCGACAACGTGTCCACTACTGCAATGATTGTACATCACCCGCCACAAGGGGAGACTTGGAAGAACAGATGGTATCAAGGTACTGACCCTGTAAACTCTGAGACAGGACACTCTAAGATGTGTAGTGCGATATGGGATTCTTACACAAATTGTGTGTCTTCAGTGGTGTTCCACAGAGATAGAAAGTTCAAATACACGTATTTACAGGTGTTATTGCAAAGTTTGTACTATGACCAACAGCGAAAAGGCGGTGTAAAGGAGTTGGTAGAGAATAATATCGGTGATATGCATGTCGATTTCCAAGAGATACACGGATTCAAGCATAAATTCACTGCTAATGCTCAATTACCCGATTATTTACAGATGTATGGCGGTAAATGGTTTGGTATTTCCAATAAAGCAAACACAGCACCTAGGATTATTGCTAAAATTGAAGAGCTGTTAGATGCTTATGGTGACAGAATTGATGTTCCTTGGCTTTGGGAACAATTAAAAACGTTTGTGGAGAAGGATTTGAAGTCTCAAAACACGCATAGACAAACAAGATACCAAGCAGCTGATACAAGATACGATTATGATGATGCTATTTTTGCTATTGCTTTTGCGTACATTAATGCGGTGGCTCACGCGAAGTACGAACCGGAAAACATAAAGGCTTTATCGTCAGAAGCAAATGTTATTACGCGTTATGTCCAATCATCAGAGACAGGATATAGAATGAAGTTGGCTAGGGTAGACAAAGTAATAGGTAAAATTTTGAAAATACTAAATTAATGAAAGAAATTTGGAAAGATGTAGTTGGATATGAAGGTTTGTACGAGGCTAGTAATATGGGAAGAGTAAAATCTAAAAACAGAATTCAATCGTTAAAATCAGGGTTAAGAAATAAAAAAGGAATAGAGCTTTCTCCCGCTACTGATTCTCATGGATACATGACTGTTAAGTTGTATAAAGATGGCAAGGCAAAAACACATGGTATTCACGTTGTTTTAGCTATAACATTCCTAGGTCATACCCCATCAGGGGTGACTATGTCTGTTGACCACATAGACAATGATAGAAAAAATAATTTTCTTTCAAACATACAGGTTATAAGTCAGAGAAAAAATTTATCAAAAGACAAAAAGAATAAAACATCTAAATACACAGGCGTTCATATTGGCGGGCATAAAAAAGACAGATGGAAATCTACAATCCAATATAACGGAAAAAAAATACATTTAGGCTACTTCAGATGCGAGACACTAGCTCACTTTGAGTATTTGAAAAAATTAAAAGAAATAGAAGAAACTGATTACCGCGTCAAGCTAGCTAGAGTGGATAAAGTTACAGGGAAAGTACTAAAGATTTTGAATTAATGCGTCTTCAATACTACATTTTACTAACTCTTTATCAAATCCTAGAATTCTATGTTCCCACACAGAGCCTGAATCTGTTTGAATTTGTTCATTGTAGTTATGAATATTATCATGAAAGAATTGTAGCTCTTTGGCGTTCATTTTTTTACTAGACAGGTGTTTGTATCTCATTGATTCTTCATCTACTCCCTTGTTTAAATTAACCCAATAAAGGTGATGCTCAGGAATCTTCCTATCGTATTCGAAGGTGGTTGTCAAGAAAGATTTGATGATAAAATGCTGAGTGTTGTTTTCTAAAACTTGTTTCAGCTTGTTACTTGAATAGGTTGAGGAAGTACTCATCTCGTTTATTTTGATTCTAACGCTAGAGCTATCAATTGTTCCCCTTCGTCATTCATAATTATTAAATGCCAAGTGTAATTGGGGGATTCATCGTATATAAGCTCGGTGTCATTTGTTTCTGTATCAAAATAGCTCTCTACAAGCTCAAAGTTTTGGTCAAGCTCTTTTTTTAATTCAAGATATTCGCTTTTCGTATAAGTTGCGTAGTATAAAAAATCTCCTACCTCATCTACAATAACTGTTGAAACCTTGTTTGTAAAGAATGGTTCTCCGTTATCAAACTTTGTTTTGTATCCATTTAGTCTAGCGGATACTCCCATGTTTAAGAAATTGCTAGATGTGTCTAAGCTTTTCAAAAGATTCAACTGCTGAGACATACAGATGAATGGGAAGAATATGATGATTAATGCTTTCATGATTACATAACTAAATCTACCAATGACTCTTCAAGTAATTCTTGTACTGCCTCTTCAGCTTTAGAATCGTCCTCATCGTATGGGCGAAATCTATTTGCTAAGAAGTATTGGAATACTGATTTTTCGTGTATGCTTAATTCAGCAAATTTGTATCCGATTGATAATCGTTGTCTAGCCAATTTCTTTGCATCAACGACTGTGTAGATTTCTCCTTTCTTAATCCAATCTCCAACAAACCCATCAGGCTTGTTTCTATCGTTTACACACACTACTCTAAAATTTTCCATGTTACTTAAAAAGTAAAGCCCCACCGTCAAAAGAATGCAGCTTTATCTGATGAGGCTTTGTAGTTATTCTTAACCAACTTAAAACAAAATCTTTCAATAACCTGCATGTTATCTGAGACAAAGTAAATAAACGTTTTTCAATTACGCAAACATTTTTGAATTTTTTTTTATTTTGGTCAACTATGTCGTTAGTTCTAATTTTAACTTTTTTAAAGAAAGAAGAAACAAAAAAGAAAAAGAAAGAAAGAAAGAAAAGAAAAGAAGCAAAAGAAAAGAAAGAAAGAAAAAGACTATATATTTCGTATATACTACGTATATACTCATACATAGTCCAAAAAGAAAAAAGAAAGAAGAAAGAAACCCTTGTCGAAACCCGAAAAATTTTGTTTAAAAAAAAGTAATTATATTTGCAGTACGACTATGCACGGTGCATGGTTATTAATTTAACCAAACACAGATAATTTTATCGGTGTATTAAAATTTTTTAACAATGGCAATTACTTACAAATTACCAAAAATTGACAACGACCAAGTTGTAATCTTGGCTACTCCTGTTGCAGGAGACACAGCATTAGCTAACGGAGTTTTATCAATCAAAGATGAAGCAGGAAACGTTGCTTTGAAAGTTAAAGCTTCTGATTTACTTTCTTTCAAGTACAATGCTTATGCGGCAGGTACAGCAAATGTTGTTAACGTTGCTTTAGCTTCTGCTACATTAGCGGCAGGTGGAGTTTACTCGTTAACTGTTTACGCTCCAAACGTACAAAACTTCTTCGGTGGAGGAAAAGAAACAGGCGCTACTTATCAAGCAAGAACTTACACAGTTTCTTTTGCTGCTCTTCCTGCTTCAGCTCCTACTGCTGCTCAAGTTGCTACTGCTTTGGTTGCTCGTATCAATGCTGATACAAATGCTTATTTCACTGCTACTGTTGCAAGTTCAACTACAGTTCAAATCACTGCTGATAACGCAGGATTCGGAGCTTTGGTTATTACTCATAACTTTACAGGTACTGTAACTGTTTCTGATGCTACTGCATGGGCTTCTCCTGTAGGTACAGCTGACGAGGTTAAAGGATATGTTGGCAACGATTTGTTGGTTACAGGTTCTCAATACAACCGTTACGAAATTAACTATCGTAAAGTTATCCGTCACAATGCAGTTACAGGATTGCAAGTTATCAAGCCGGTTACAGCTCTAGTTTACTTAGATGTTGCTGACTCAGGTACAGCGACTGCTGTTACTTTGTTAACTTCAATTTTAGATGGTTCTTACGGAACATCTTACGCTACATTGGCGAAATATTGCGGTTGCCCTGCGGTATAATAAAAAAATGCTAATTTTACAGGGTAGGGAATTCGGTTTCTCTACCCTTATTTAGTAAATTATGGAAGAAAAGGAAGCTAGAGTAATACTTTTCGGAATGGAGACAGATGGAGACTTGAGAATAGAGTATCCTGAATTATCCGAAATGCCTGAATTTAAAGGGCTTAAAGTAAAAGAAGTAAGACTTAGTTGGTTATTAGGAAACAGAACATCTCCTATTTACAAATTAAGCAAAAAAGAAAGGCTTGTTAAAGCTTTGGAATTGGTTTACGGAAGTAGATATGCTGAGCATAAAGACATTAAACCGATTTTAGAAGGTAACATGTCTGCCGAGTTGAGAACCGCCATTGATAAAATGGAAACATTCAGTCCTGAGTACAGGCTTAGAGCTAAACTCATGAGTGAATATGTCTTCAATAAGCTTAATGATTTGATTGTTTTGACAACTGCTCAAGAGGCATCAATGGACATAGATGAGAAAAAGAAGTACACAGACTTGGTAATCAAGATTTCTTCTGAATTACCTGATATGGTTGAGCGACTTGAGACATCTTACGGAGTCAAAACAGTTGAGCGAAAAACGAAGAAAAAAGTATTGGTTAATATTAATGATGTATTAGGATAGTATGAGTTACATGTTTAGCACCTCACGAATTCGCCCTGACAGGTTGATTTCTAAAAAGGACAAGGATTACCACAGAGACTTTGCAAAATTCTGTCTTTCATCAATGAGTAATGTACTCTACAGACGATACATCAACAAATGTTTAATGAATTGGTCTTTCTTCAAAGGTCAAGATGGTCAATGGATTTTTGA